CACGCCGACTACGCCGCCTGGCGCGAGATCGGTGCGACGCTGGAGCAGCGGCGGCGGCTGGTCGAGAGCGAGCGGAAGCGCCTGGTCGAGATGCAGCAGGTGATGACCAGTGAGCAGGTGCTCATTCTGATGAACGCGCTGCTCTTGGCGGTGCGGGCGAACGTGCATGAGCAGGCGGCGCTGATCGCGATCCAGCAGACGTTTTTGGAATTAACCACGCGGGCCGACGTATGATGCCGATGTTCCGACAACCAGGGAAGCCGCCGCTGATGACGGTGATGCGCGGCACGATCGCCGACGGGCTGGTGGCGGCCTCAGACGACGTCGAGTCGCCGCTGGTCGCCGCGCTGCGCGACGACCCGGCGCGTTTCATCCACGACCACGCGATCATCGACGACGCGCAGCCCGACAACCCGGATGCGGCCGTGGCGACCATGCCGTTCCACCTGTGGGACGCCCAGCGCGACCTGCTCCGGGACATGCACGCCGAGCGCCTGCTGCTCATCCTCAAGGCGCGCCAGCTAGGCATCTCCTGGCTGATCTGCGCCTATGCGCTGTGGCTGTGCCTGTTCCGGCCCGGCCGCGTAGTGCTGTTCTTCTCGATCGGCCAGGACGAGGCCAACGAGATGCTGCGCCGGGTCAACGTGATGTACTGGCGCCTGGCCCCCGCGCTGCGCGCGCAGCTGCCCACGCTCGCCAAGGAAAACACCGGCGAGATGGTCTGGGGCAACGGGTCGCGTATCCAGTCGCTGCCGGCCCGCAAGACGGCCGGCAGCGGCTACACCGTGTCGCTGGTGGTGCTGGATGAGTTTGCGAAAAACGTCTGGGCGCGCGAGATCTATACGGCGGTCAAGCCGACGATCGACGGCGGCGGCAAGATGATCATCCTGTCGTCGGCCTACGGCGCGGGCAACCTGTTTCATGAGATGACGGAGCGTGCGCGGCAGGCGATCGGGCGCTTCGCCTTCCGCTTCCTGCCGTGGCAGGCCCGGCCCGGCCGCGATCTGGCCTGGTATCAGGCGGTGGCGGCCGATGCGGTCGACGAAAGCCATATGAAGCAGGAGTACCCGGCCGCGCCGGAGGAGGCGTTCGAGGCGACCGAGGTCAACGCGTTCTTAGCCTCGATCACGCTGTGGGACGCCTGCAAGCAGGAGTTGGCGCCGCTCGACGCGCATACGCCCTGCGTGCTGGCGCTGGACGCGGCCGAGAGCAACGATACGTTCGCCACCGGCCTGGTCTCAGCGCTCACGCCGGCCATCCTGGCGGTGCGCTACGCGCGGGCCTATGTGCCCGCGCCCAAGCAGCCGCTCGACTTCAACGAGATCGAGATCGACGTGCGCGAGCTGGGCCAGCGCTTCGCCATTCAGGAACTGGCCTTTGACCCGTTCCTGCTGGGCCAGTTCGTGGCGCGGTTGGCGAAGCCCGCCGTGCTGTACCGCGCGGCCGACACAGCACACGCGACCCCGCTGACATTCCCGGCCTTCCCGGCGCCGTGCGTGCCGTTTCATCAGGGGCCGGATCGGCTGATGGCCGACAAGGGGCTGCTCGACCGCATCGGCACGCGGACGGTCGTGCATGATGGCGACGAGGAGTTGCGCGAGCATCTCAAAAACGCCAACAAGAAGGTCGACCTGGAGGGCCGCAAGCTGCGCATTATCAAGCGCGTGTATGCGCTCAAGATCGATCTGGCGGTCATGCTGAGCATGGCCTGCGCGCGCGCCGCCGTGGTGCTGGCCGTGACATCCGGCGACGCGGCTGTCGGCGGCACCCGCCCGCTGGCCCGCGCGCTGAAAGGCTTGCGATGACCCCTAAGCCGCCGCTCGCCGCCCAGCTGGCTCAGCTGCGCGAGCTGACCCGCCAGGTGCTGCCGAGCGTCCAGGCCGATCGGGCGCTCTCGAGGGCGCTCAAGCACGCCCAGGGCGCGGTCGAGGATCGCCTGGGACTGCCGCGCGAGACGCCGCCGCGCCGTGGTGGGCACGGGTAACGGCGATGTGCTATGATACCCCTATGAAATGGCGCCACGCCAGCGAGTAACGACCGGGACAGGACGGCTGGTTAAGGACTTCCGGTGGCCAGACACTAATGCGGTATGGAGCAGAGGCAGCTCGTCGGGCTCATAACCCGAAGGTCGGTGGTTCGAGTCCACCTGCCGCGACCAATGCCCGCTAGTGGGGAATTAAGGCGGATAAGGGCTCCTGGGGACTCGGGCACATCTCCAGCGTTGCTTTCAGCGTAAACGGAGCCGCCTCCCCGTATTGACACACGCCGTGGACCCGCCGCGCAGCTGCTGACCGAGCAACAGGCAGCACGCGGCCCCGCGGCAGCCAGACCGCTATGGCGAACGACGATCGACAACTCAGCGCGACACCGACCCTTGCGGACATGTATCGCCTGGCCCAAGCACAGCCGGCGGTCCGCGCCGCGCTGACGCTGTACGAGCGCGGCGACTTGTCGCTGAAACACGCGCTGATGACCATGGTGCTGGTGCTGGCGGGGCAACTCGACGACACGACCGCCGCGCTCCAGGCGCAGCTGCAACAGGCAGCGCCGCGCGGCTTCTACGCCCGGGCAAGGATAGTGAAGCTAGACCGGGATAGTAGCTAGACCGCTCAACAACTGAACCCGCGCCCCCATCGTTTCGATTGCGGCGCTCTGCTCCTCTCATCAGGAGCAGGGCGCCTTTTTGTGATCTATGGCTGCACCGCCCACAACCGACCCGCTCGCCCGCCCGGCCGCGCTCGACCAGGAGTACGTCGTCGCGGGCAACCTCTGGGGCTGGCGCGGTCAACACGCGCGCGCGCTGGCGCTGCCGTGGGCCTTCGACGACGTGACCCAGGATTTTGGCGACGACCTCTACGACCGCATGGAGCACGACGCGCAAATCGCGGCCTGCGACACGCTGCTGACGGCGGCGGTGCTGGAGGACGGCATCTCCTTGAGCCCGGCGGTCGACGAAAAGGACGCCGACGGCTACGACCTGGCGGTCGAGCTGGTCACATTCTGTGAGGCGCAGCTGGACGATCTCGACACCGCGCTCGACGACGTGCTCTGGGATCTGCTCGGCTGCATGGGCCGTGGCAGCCGCGTGGCCGAGATCACCTATCACCCGCTCGACGCGAGTCCCTTGCCCGGCCGCGCCGTGCTGCAATCGCTCAGCGTCAAGCCCAGGCGTGCGACCGACTTTGTGGTCGCCCCGTATATGCGCCTCATCGGCCTGATCGGACAGCAGCAGCAGCAGCTGAGCGTGCCGGCCGGCGCCCTGATCGACCCCGCCGACCCGCGCGTGCTGCCACGCGAGAAGTTCGCCGTCGCCTCATTCAGGCCGCGCAACAACGACCCGCGCGGGCGCAGCGCCTGGAGGGCGGCCTATAACGCCTGGTGGCTGAAAATGCAGACCTGGCAGGAATACATCAAGTACCTGGCCCAGTTCGCATCGGGGATCGTCGTCGGGAAGACCGCGCCGGGCGCCACCGGCACGACCACTGACCCGATCACCGGCGAGACCATTACGCACGTCCAGGCGCTCCTGAATACCCTGATCGCGCTGCAGAACGGCAGTGCTGCCGCCTTCCCTGCCGGTACCGAGTTTAACATATACTTTTCGACCGGCGAAGGCAAGGCGTTTCTGAACGCCATGCAGCTCTACAACGCCGAGATCACCAAGAGCATCACGACCCAGACCCTTGCCTCGAATGAGGGCGACACCGCCAGCCGGGCGCAGGCGAGTGTCCACCAGGACGCGCTGGGGACCATCGTGCGACAGGCCAAGCGCAGCCAGTGCCGGATGGTGCGCCGCGATGTGCTGCGCCACACGGTGCGCTACAACTATGGCGACAAGGCGATCGCGCTGACGCCGAAGGTCAGTCTGGGGGATGTCGAGCAGGAGGATGTCGCCAAGCTAATCACGGCGTTCGCATTGCTCGAACGCAGTGGCTATCTGCATCCCTCGCAGCGGCCGGGCATCGACCGCCAGCTCAACCTGCCGCCGCGCGTCATTGCGCCCGGTGAGCAGCCGCCGGCGCCGGCGCAGAACCCACCGCCGCCGAACAACAATCAAGGCCAGCAGCAGCCCGGAGGCACACCATGAGCGGTGATCTCTACAACCTGGCCCTCTCTGTTTGCTGGTGCATCACCGACGAGGCGCTGGAGGCGATGCTCTCAATCGCCGCGCGCGACCCGCTGCCCCAGGACGAGATCGCCCGCCGCATGCACGGCCCCAAGTCGCTGGCGCTGCGCACCGGCCCGCGCCACGACGACAGCCGCACGATGACCGTGCGCGACGGGGTGGCCACCATGGTGATCGACGGGCCGATCTACCGCTACGCCGATCTGTTTACGCAGATGTCGGGCGGCGTCACCACCGACGCGCTCGCCCGCGACCTGGGCGCCGCGCTCGACGACCCCGCCGTCGGCGCCATCCTGCTCATGATCGACAGCCCCGGCGGCGAGGCCACCGGCATCAACGAGCTGGCCGACACGATCTACGCGGCGCGTGGGCAGAAGCCGATCGTCGCGTATATCGAGGGCTACGGCGCCAGCGCAGCCTACTGGATCGCCAGCGCAGCCGACCGGGTGGTCGCCGACGACACGGCCCTGATCGGCTCGATCGGG